AATTCGCAAAACTTCGCAGTCCACAAATTGCTCAACAGCTGGTTAATTTCTACGGAAATGACCTTGCATTCGTACGCAGGGCTGTGCAAGCAGAACGAACTTACTTAACTTATGCTTTGCTATCAAACGCATGTTCAATCAGTTTCTTAGCGGCTAACAGCCCATATTTACGTGGTATTGCTGCAATGGCTTACCCAGTAGCAACTTGGCAGAAAACCAATACTTCTGCATCATGGGCAACAGCATCGACTGAAATCTTGACTGACATTCAGGGAATCATTGACCTGGCAGAAGGCTACGGGGTTCGTGTTAGCAAAATCAAAATCAATAAAACTTGGTTCAATTACGTCAGAAATAATACCCAGGTTCAAAAACAATGTGCTACTTTGGTTCAGAACATCTTCTCAGTTGAGAACAGACCAACATTAGCCACTGTTAATGCTATGCTTCAGGTATATTTTGATCAGAACATCGCTTTTGAAGTTGTTGATGAGCAAATCACACGTGCTGCTGTTGATGATACCAAAACCACTGCAAATCCGTTTGCTGATGGTGTTGCCGTATTTACTGTAACGACTCAGGTAGGTAGGTTTGTTCATAAACCTATTTACATTGACAGCCCGGATAAAGAGGCTTATGAATCTTTCTTTTTAATTGGTCAGAAAAAATCTACTGACCCCAATTACTCAAAGATTTATACAAAAGCAAAGGGCTTTCCAGTAATTGACAGTTACAATGACAACGTGTATTTGAAAATCAATGCAGTAGCTTGGTAATTGCTAATAAAGTGAAAAGATGACAGTTTCAGAGGCTTTAAAGAGTTTAAATGTTTTTCCGATAAGTGATTTATTTATCGAAAAAGTCTGTACTGACAGGGAATTAGGCCCGACCACAACTTATTCTAAAATAATAGGTTTGGGTCAGGCCTTTGAACTTGCTACAGCAGACGTTTGGTTCTATTTGTCCAAACATCCATCAATAGTCGAACAGGAAGTGGGTATAAACAACGCAATTTCTATCAAACAGGATATGTTAGACAAAGCAAATCAAATTTATGCTAAGTACGAAGACTCCGGTTTTACAGGATTTACTTACGGAATGATTGGAGAAAACTGGAATGGTTGATAACGGTTATATACAATTAATTACAGAAACAGCAGCTACATTTGACCAATATGGCAACCCTGTAGCTGCTACTAAAACACCATCATCAATGGTGCCATGTAATGTAAAAAGAGTAAAACACCAGTACGTTCAATATCCAGACGGAGAATTAAAATCATCTTCATATTCAATCATAATCGATTTATTCAAACTGAAAAATATTACATTAGATAAAAAAGAAGTTTGGATATTTGACAATAATCAGGTATTACTTGGAAAGTTTCAGATTCAAAACCAGGAAACGTTAACAATCTCACGTCAGTTAAAAATAGTAGTTTAGAAATGGCATTGAAGTTAAAAGATAAAGCACAATTAAATGCATTCATTTTGGGACAATCCAAAGTAATTGAAAAAGCTTTGCTTTACCGACTTGAATATCTTGTGACGCAACTTCAAAATCATGCTAAACAAAATGCTGGATACAAAGACCAAACTGCTAACCTAAAGTCGAGTATTGGTGGCGTTGTTGTAAAAGATGGCAAAGCTATTTCATACAAAGGCTTCGTTAAAGAAAGTGTATCAATAGGTTTGGAAGGTAGTTCGGGGATAGGTACAGGAATATCTTTTATAAATTCTCTTTTGGGTCAGATAAGTAACGGGTATGGTATAATTGTGGTAGCAGGCATGGAGTATGCTAGTTTTGTAGAAAACCATCACAATTTAAACGTATTGAAAAAAACGGAATTAATCATGCCTATCAAAATGACCGAGGCTATGAATCGATTAAAAGCTAGTATTTCTGGAACTGCTAAATGGAAGAAATGATGAGAACAATAAACAAGATATTATCAGATATTTATACTATTATTAATGCAAGCCCCATTGCAGCATTGAATGGAGGGATATATAAAAAAATCCGTCCTACCGGTTCTGAATTAGAAGATTGTATCATTAATATAATACCTGGTACTGTCCGAAAGTTTATCCAAGATGGAGCACTATATGTGAAAATCTATTATCTTGATTTATATCAAAACAATACTTATTTTGAGAATACAGCAAGGGGTGAACAATTAGAACAATTGTTATTGAATTTATCAGAGGTTCTTTTAAAAAACAACACATACGTTTTTGACGTGCAATCCAGACAAATTGATAATGAATCTATTTTAGAACTTCATCAACACTTAGTCATATTGAAAATGAATTTTGAGATATTAATTTAAGAAAATAAAAATGAAAACGAGTATAAAAATAAAAAAACTGTGGTACGCAGACGTGGCCTCAGACGGGGGCACCGGGACAAACTGGAAGGAAATCCAGATTTCGTTAAGAGAGGCCACCGTTAAATTTAACGGTTCGGCTGCAAGCGTTACCAATTACAAGAATGTTCTTGGTTCTATCTTGGAAAGCAACCGTCTTAAAGGCGACAAAACATTGGTTTTCCAATTAGCGGATTTATCGCCCGCTGTTCTTGCTGACTTTACCGGGGGCACTGTTACAACTTCTGCTGATTCTGTAAAGTATGCATGTCCAGAAAATGAAAACAATTCAATTGAGAAATCAATTAAGTTTTTGACAGAATCTGATTTGCTTATTACTTTGCCCAGGGTTTCTTTTGATTCGTACCCAATGTTCAATGATGATGATTTACATTATTATCAAATGGACGGTGTGGTATTACTACCTGAAAAAGCTGGAATTACAAGCTATTATGAGGAACAGCTATTGTTACCTGATGCAAATGATATTTTATCCTTTGTTCTGGCTGCTCAAACTGGACCTGCTACAATCAGCACAGTTAACCATACTGTAGCGATTACTGTGGCTAATGGTACAGTCGTAACAGCATTAGTCCCAGTAATTGGTGTTAGTGTTGGAGCTTCAATCTCTCCTGAAAGTGGAGAAGCTGAAAACTTTACTGCACCTGTTGTTTATGCTGTAGAATCAGCTTCTGGTATAAGTCAAAACTGGACTGTAACCGTAACAGTTGCACCATAATGAAATTAGAATTAGCAGATTTAGCAACTAACGAAAGTCAGTTGCTAAAAGGCTTTAAAGTGGCAGGGGTTTTCCCCTTCCACTTAAAGTATATTCGTACGGATACACATATTCAATTATGTAAAATCAGAGAACAAATTAATTTAGTAGCTCCCGATGAAGCTAATTTAGCTGATTATTATAATTCAGATTTACAATCAAAAATAATTCCGTTAATAAATAAATATTGTGTTACGGCCCTTGTTAATAACAGACCGTTTCAAAGATTATTTAAATTTTTGCTTAGAAGAAAGATTAAGGCCTGTAGTCATTATCATATTTTGAATTTGTATTTAACAATTCATAAATTGAATGAACCAGCTTTTTTTTTGAGTTATTGGAGGCTGATAAAAGCTCCAGAAAATACGCTGTTAAAGGTGGAAACACAATCTTAGGTAGAGTATTTGCCTATCAAGAAAGAACAGGAGCAGCAATTAAAGACATCATGTCAATGCCTTATATTCAATTTGTAATCGGAATGGCTGATGCACCCCAAATCGATTATGAAACAAAAGACAAAAAAGAAAAAGACGAAATATATATACCAAAGAATGCCCAGGAAGAGAGTAAGAGTCTACGGGGCTTTTTAGGTATTTAAAATATAAAAATTATGGGTGGACTTTGGTTTGATAGTGGAATTGATAAAGGATTTGAAAATGACTTAGCCAGAATGAACGGAAAGGTCAACGCATTCGTGTCCAATACTCAAAAACAGACCTCACAACTATCGTCAATGTTTAAACAGGCTGGTGGGATTCTGGCGGGTTATTTTGGTGTATCTCAAATAGTGTCCTTTGGTAAGGAGCTTGTAAATACTATTGCCAAATTTGAAAAGTATAATATTATTCTTGAAAATACTTTAGGCAGTCAGGAAAAAGCGGCAAGGGCAATGGAAATGGTTAAAGACTTTGCAGCAAGTACCCCATTTAGTGTTGATGAATTAACAGATGCTTTTATTCGATTAACAAACCAGGGTTTTCAACCATCTAAAGAAGAAATGACCAAGATGGGTGACCTTGCTTCAAGTACCGGAAAACAATTTATCCAATTAGCTGAAGCAATCCTGGATGCACAGACTGGAGAATTTGAGCGACTCAAAGAATTTGGGATAAAAGCCAAAGTAAATGGTGATAAAATTGCGTTTAGCTTTAAAGGTCAGACCGTTGAAGTAAATAACACTGCTGAATCTATAAGGAATTATATTGTGAGTCTTGGCGAATTAGAAGGGGTTGCCGGGGCTAACGCAAAAATAGCAGAAAGCCTTGCTGGGAAAATGTCAAATCTTGGTGACGCTTGGGATGATTTCATGTTAAGTTTAGACAGCGGGAACAGTGTTATTTCTAAGACGGTTAAGCTCGTTCTGGACTTGGCCGGGGCAGCATTAAAGTATCAAGCATTATTAAATGAAGGCAATATTGAAGAAATTGCGTTCAATGTGTTTGGTCAGGATGAAAACTTGAATAAAGTATACGAAAAACAGAAATTGGTATTGTCCAAATTAACTACAGAAAAAGGTAAAGCGGCTTATATCAACGGGGAATTAACAAAGACAATAGTTAATCAAAAAAAGGCTGAATGGGAATTGGCAAAGACACCTACTAACGCCCCTTTTAAGAAAGCACAATTAGAAGCTGAAATATTTATATATAAAAAGATAACCAAAGATGGGTTAAAACTTCAACTTATTGAAGCCGATGCGCTTGATTCAAATGCAGGTGAGGGCGGAATAACATTTGATAAAGACGGAAAGCCAGTATTGAACGAAGAAGGTAAACCTATCAAGAAATATGGAAAAGGTGCTATTGAAGCTATTGCTTATGCACAGTCCAAGATTGCAGATTACGATACACGTATTGGTAAAGTAAGTGCTGAATTATTAAAAGAAGGTGTTCCTGTAAATGAAGCATTAGATGTAGTAGTTAATACTAAGAAAGCTAGAAAAACCGCAACCAGAGAATCATTAGAAGTAATCAACTCAATTGATGAGATGATTGATAATATGGATACCACTCAATTAGTTAAAGATGATTTAAAAACTAAATTATCTGATTCTATTGAGATGACTGTTCGTAGAAAAAACTATGTAGATGATGTTAAAGGGATTATGGATAGTCCTGAAGGATATGAAATTCCTGACGAACTTGAAGATTCTCAAACTGCAAAGATTAAACAGCTTAGTCCTGAGTTAACAAAAGCAGGAAAGCCTCGTACAATATCAGCAGAGTTAGAAGTTGGTAAAGATTATTACTTAGCTGAACCTTTATCTAGAGAAGGTAATACATTAACTCCATCTCCAAAGACAAGTCTGGGAGTTGCACCGGAGCTTTGGTTAAATTGGTATACTCCATTTGAAGTTCCAACAGTACCGATATTAGTAGTATTCTTATAAAGAGTTGAACCAAAGATAGAGTAAATATCTCCTAACCAATTATATACTCCTCGACCAGTAGCCGCTCCTCCAGAAGGTTGGACTGAGCCTCCAAGACCTATTCTACTATATAGTTGATATGAGTCCTCTCCAATACGCTCAAGGAAACCATTGATAAGTTTGGCATCCTTATCTGTGCTGGATGAGCGATTCTCCGGCTGGACTGCCAAAGGTAGCCTCTTTGGGAGGGCAACAGTCTGCGCTTGAGGCACTAGACAAAACTCCTACTTCCAATGTTACCTTGCATCATATCAGGCTCAAATTTGGTAGGAGTATCCTCTACGTCCCAGTCCTCTAATGCAGCACGATACGTCATAGCACGCTGCTGGCATCTCTGCATTATTGCCTCTGGTTGGCCCACCGCTAACTCA